AAACTACGACCAGAGGAGAGATGCACACCCTGAAGGTAATGTTTTAAAACATACTATTGCTGTTACGAATAGGGCACTTAAAACAGGTGATATAGACTTTGCTCTATCAGCATTGTTTCACGATATAGGAAAAGATTCAACAGCAAAATTACATCCAAAGAAAGGATTTTGGACTCATTATGGACACGAGCATGTATCAGCAAAATTAGTCAAGAAGTATAGAAAATGGATAATTAGTATGGGTGGTAATCCACTTGATATTTATTGGATAGTAAAACAGCATATGAGAATGAAAGTATTTGATAAGATGAAATGGACTAAACAAGATAAGATGAAAAAATTTAGAGCATTTGATAAGTTAAAGAAATTTACAACCTTTGATAAAGGTGGGAGAGTATAATGGATAAATTGACAAGAGACTTGATAAGAGATTTACTACCTGAAGAAGATAGACCTAAGATTAAAAAAATCGTGGGTATCTATGGTGGTAGGTATCAACCATTTGGCCCACATCACTTAAAAACTTACAAGTGGTTAAAGTCAAAGGTAGATGATGCTTACATCACCACATCAGACATTAAAAAACCACCTAAACACCCTATGAATTACAGAGAAAAACTTCGTCATATGGTAAAGATGGGTGTTCCTAAGAATCGTATTATAAAGGAAAAAGTTCCATTAGTGGCAAATAATGTGCTAAAAAAATACGATTCCGAGACTACAGCCGTGATATATATATTTGGAGCTAAGGATGCTGGTAGACTAGCAGGTGGTAGGAAAAAAAGTGGTGGTTTATCATACTTCCAAGATTATAGAAAACACAAAAATAATCTAAAGGGATATGAAGAACACGGATACTTTATGGTAGCTCCACATCAATCAGTTAGGGTTGGTGGAAAAGAAGTTAGTGGAACGGTAATGAGAGAATTACTCGGTTCACCTAAAATAGATGATAAAGAAAGACCTAAATTATTTAAACAGGCATTTGGTTATTTCGATAAAGGTGTTTATCAAATGATGACCAACAAGTTTAGAAAGTTGTTTGAGATTAAAGAAAATTTACTTACAGAAAGATTAGTAGCCGCTAGAAACAAAGGACACTTGAAGAATGGTGGTAAGACAGCACTAACCACAGGTGGAATAATTTCAAAGTTTAAAGGTAGGGGGGATATATCGGACGCATTTAGTTTTGCTATGAAGGATTTGGAAAAGGCCATCGGTTCTCTTTCTGAAAAACAAAGAAACAGAATATTCAAGAATGGTAAGGCTTGGATGAATCTTGAGGTTATGTGGCCAAAGTCATCTAATGTGATAAATTATGACAAGGCAGAAATCGTATTTCACGGAGCACTCGAATATGATGATGAAGGAAATGCAATTGGAGAGGTCAAAGATAGTGCAAGAATGTTAGCTGGTATGATTAAACAAGTCAACCAAAACATACAGAAACGATATAAGATTGGAAAACCTAATTTTTTAACCGTACCTAAACATCAAAATTTTGAAAAGAAGAAAAAGTATTTTATAAATAAGTTAAATAGATTACAAAAACAATATAACTTAAAAGATAGTGATTCACTTTCAGTATATCACCAAACCTATTGGGAAGAATTTATATTTAATGCAGCAAAACAACACGGATTTACAATTCCAAAGGCACCATTAAAAAAATTAACTAAAAGATGGGCATTTTTTGATAAGTCGTATAAAGTTCCAATGATTAAAAAAGATTTTAAAAATCATCCTGAATTTTTAGATTGGGTATTGACTACGGATAAAGTAGACCACGCAAAAATGGTTAAAAAGAATATGAAACCATTTGAGGAATTGTTCTTTGAAGTTGGTGCAGAAATAATGACAAATGTAAGTGGTTGGTTAGCAGCAAATCCTGACTCCACGGTTCAACGAGTAAAGAAACAATTAGATGCAGCAATTAAAGATGTGAGAAGTAAAAAGGATTTGAAAAAACTTAACACATTAAAATTACAATTGGATAAATTAAATAAGATTGGTGGTCTGAAGGCAATAGTTCCAAGTGAAGGAATAGTTTTTAAATACAACGGAAAGACATTTAAATTTACAGGAGCATTTGCACCTATTAATCAAATAACAGGATTGATGACATTCTAATGGAAGATTTCGAAGATATACAAGAAATCTTTAAGATGAAAAAAATGAATAATATTAAATTTATTATTAATATTATTGGTTTGGTAGGTGCATTAGGTGGTGGATGGTACAAGTTAGAAAATAGAGTATCAACATTAGAAACACAGATAGAACAAGAAAATAGTGTTAAGGCAATACAAGCCGAATTAGAATTAATGAAAAGAGATCAAGAACTTGAGGACTTAAAATTTAAGTTTAAACTTGATTCGTTACAAAGGAGTTAGAGTATGAGTGATAGTATTTTATCAACTAATCACAGAGAACGAGAAAGACAAATAGAAAATATTAAGCGTGTTGCTCGTGGTGATAAAGTTGAGAAAAAGATTTATGTTCAGATGGAAGATTTGGACGAAAAGAAAAAAAGAGAAGAAGAAGTAAGATTAGAACGAGAAAAGAAAAATGAACGCTCAGCTGCATTAAAGGATGCTAGAATGCCTTGGTTTTGTCCTAAGTGTAAAAAGGTAATGAAAAAACGATTAGATGATAAGATGTATAGATTACATCAACATTGTTTTGATTGTCAAATAACATTTGAAAATAAACTTCGTATCGAAGGAAAATACGAGAAGTGGGAAGAAAGTAAGGTGTTAAACAACCAACTTTCTTATATACGAGACCAAATTTCAAGTATAGAAGATTGGAAAGTAGAGGCTTCTAAACCAGTAGAGATTTATGATTCGGTTGGTGTTAAAGAAATAGAACTACAACAAGAAAAGTGGAGTCAGAATAAGGAACAAGTTGAAAAAATGTCTACCGAGGCCCTCGAAGAATTAAATAAAATTAAAGAAGAAGTTGAAGAAAAACTCAATAGTTTAGAAGTTTAATATTTATATGTGTGAAACTATATATATCGGAGAAAATAAGTGATTAAAATGAAGAAAATATTAGAAGAAAAGGTAGACCTTGATGATATTTCTATGAATCACCAAAAATTACTAAGGGTTGGAAGTAATTACATTTATAAGGCACGAGATGGGAAACTTTGGTATGAACTTGAGGATGATATTAAAAAGAGTAAGAATAGAACTTTAATGAGATACTTTAAAAAATATGATGAAGCTCGTCTTAAACTTCAAAATGCTGGTGCAATGTTAACCAGGGCATTTGATTTGGAAAAAAGATGATTAAATTAAAAGAATTAATAGTAGAACGAATTGTAACACATAGTGACTTTCATAAAGTCATAAATATGGCTAAAAAGGCAACTGGCGCTAAACCTAAAATACCATCAAAAACAATAAAACTTTGTAAAGAAGTAATGAAAGATGGTTTTCATAAATTAGATTATAGAGGTAAGCCTGGTAAGAAAAGACAACCTACTAACTTAATGTATCAGTATTACGCTTATGTACAAGGATGGGGACATTCTAAATACAAAAATGATTGGGATTGGAGAAGTGATAAAGGTGATAAGATTTTAAATTGGGTTCAAACATCAGGATATAATGATGGTATATTTGATTATGATTATTTAAAGTACCATGTAAATACTGATATGCAAGCATCGCAAGTTGTAGGAAATATCAGACCTGGTTCAAAAGATGAAGAACCAGCTTACTATTTAGTTAAAGATTATTTAAATAGTTTTAGTGCAAGACGAGGTGGTAGAGATGAGGATATGTTAGTTGCTAAAGTTCAATGGTGGTTAGATAAAAACAAAGTTGAAACAAGATGAGAGATTACTTAAAAGAATTTAGTGATGATGTCATTGGTGATTTTTTAGTTGAGAATGATATTAAAGATATTTTAAATGAGGCTGGTTCGGCAACAAATAATGCACCAACTGATGACGGGCCACCTACATTTTACAAATCTTTGGGACAATACAAATCCGAGTCTGAAGATTGGATACAATCATTACAGAATGATTTAGGTTGGAAAGTAATTGATTATATACTAAGTGATGGAGCAATGGATCCAGAAGAAGATTACACTATGTCACATAGAGCAACAAATCCAATATCTCACGGAGAGGTAAAAAAGTATAAAAAAACTTTACGGAATGTAATGGATAATTTGGGTTGGAAAGTCATGAAGTGGATGGGAGTTGATAAAGACCAACAAATGGCCGGCCCACCTATAGCATCAGGAATTGATGCTAAAACTCGTAAAGAAAATAACGAAGCAGATACTGATTTAGCGGCAAAGAAAACAAAAAAGAAATTTAAAGGTGGTCGTCCAAGACTTCATGTTGAGAAATATTCACCACTTTCAAAAGATTGGTGGGATGATGAACTTAGAGAATTAATCACAGAAGGTGGAGCATACGGACATATGGCACATCCTTTTGATGATAAAAATTTAACATTTAAAGATTTAAAAAATATCATAGAAAGAGGTTTAGGTGGTCAGTTAGATAGGGAAGATAATGTAACTGAAAAACTTGATGGACAAAACCTTATGATAAGTTGGAGAAATTAGTGAACATATTCGAAAAAGGATTGTGGAAATTAATTAACGAAGCTTCACCAACGGGTACTTCAGGATATGGTGGATCTGGAATAACCACAGGAGATGCATGGCCCGATGGTTTATTTACCAAAAGAGGTGAAAGACGATATGTAGGACCTGCAAGTTTAACTCGTGGAATGCAACAAGTTGATTTTCCAGCATCAGATAATATCTATGGGGGTCCTGATAGTCAGAATAATGAAAGACGGGCAAAAAGAGATGCAGGTAAACTTTACAAATATTTAAGTGATCCCGATGGTAATTCAGAAATTAAATCTGATGAGTTAAGAGATGACACACCACCATTATCACCGAGACAAAGAACTTATGGAATACACGGATTTCACAGAAAACAAGAATATACCATTCCACCTGAAACAGCAAATTTTGTAACAACTGCTCAAACTTTAATTAAACCAACAACACCACCAGAGGGAACAGAAAGTGGTGGAGTACCAGCAACACCTGAACCTGGTTCTAAGGAAATGGGAAGTGTAAGTGGATATAGACAAGCACAGCAAGGTGGAGAATCGGTATTTGCAGGTAATAAAAAATTATGGAATAAATGGAAAGACCACAGAATAATGGGTGCAGTTAAAGGTAGAGAATGGAAAGGTGGTAAGTTAGTTGATTTGTTACCTAAAGGAGTTAAATAATGGCCATTACAATAGATATAAATGTTGGAGATACCATCTTAGGTGGTAGATTTAAAAACAAAAAAATTAAAGTAAAAGAAATTGGTAAAGATGATTATGGAATGCCAACAATAAACGGAAGAAAGGTAGTTAATTTTAGAATACCAAAACCCGTTGATGAAAAAATGGTTAGGGATAAGGACGGATTCGGAAAATATAAAAAAAATGATGATAGTGATTTTGATGAACCAGCTAAAACTAAAAAATTAGAGGGTAAATCTACATACAAACAAATAATGGAGATGTAAATATGGACTTTTTAAAGAAACTCATAGTTGGTATTTTAGGACTTTTTGGATTAAGTACTATTTTAAGTGCTAAAAAATCAAAAGAAGTAGAGGAACTTGGTAAAGTAATTAAAGAACAGAAGAAAAAAGAAAAAGAAGTTGCAAAGGAAGTGGAAAAATTAGAAGAAAATAAAACCAAAAACAAAAAAGAAATAACAAATTTAAAAAGAAAACTTACTCGTACTAAGAACGAGGTAAAAAAGATGGAAGTAACTTTCGAAAAGGATGCCGTAGACGATGCAGCAGCTTTTTTAAGAAAGTTTTCAAAATCTAAATAATTATATATATAAGGAGAAAACAATATGAGCATGCACAGAGCAACACCTACAATTCGTGCAACTGGCGATTATAATAGAATAACAAAAGTACCTTCAAGTACTACATTTCATGCAACTGGTTCAAATGCTGGTGCTGCTTTTATATGTGAGGCAACTAATAATGTTGTTATTCACGCCGCAAATGGTGGAGTGATACCAGGAACATCATTGTCAGCAGACACACTTTATCCAATTGGAACAAAGAAAGTAGTGATTGGTGGAACTGGTGTCGTTTATGTATTACACAGATAGGAGTTAATATGAGATATCTTTGGATATTACTATTATCCATTCCATTATTTGGACAAGAAATACAGAAGGACGGTGAAACACCAACTTCATTTACATATGACGAAGCGTTAGAAATGTTAAAGGCTCGTGATGTACAATGGGAAGAAAAGATTGCAAAGGCAAATACATTGATAGAATTTCAAAAGTTGGCCATCAATCAATCTGATTCTGTTATTGCTAAATTAGAAGAACAGACTAATGTTGATTCTCTAATGTTAGTTGCTCAGAAAAAACAAATTGAATCACTACGGGCTCAAAATAATGCAAACGAAAAGATGGTAAAATTAGCAAAACCAAGTTGGTACGAAAATAAATGGCTATACTTTACATATGGGGTGGCATCAGTAACCATTCCCACTTACTTTGGAATTAAAATATTGGATATAGCAGATTAATGACTGATAATAATAAAATAAAAGAAGTAATCAAAAAAGAGTATTTAAAATGTGCTAAAGATCCAGTATATTTTTTGAAAAAGTATGCTGTCATTCAGCATCCAATGAAAGGTAAAGTTCCATTTGAGTTATACCCATTTCAAGAAGCATCATTAAAAGATTTTAAGAATCATAATTATAATGTTATTTTGAAAGCTCGTCAGTTAGGTATATCAACATTAACTGCTGGATACTCTTTATGGATGATGACATTTCAATCAGATAAGAACATATTGGTTATAGCAACCAAACAAGATACCGCTAAGAATTTGGTTACGAAGATTCGAGTGATGCATGCAAACCTACCGAGTTGGGTAAGGTCACAATGTGTTGAGGATAACAAACTCTCACTTAGATATTCAAATGGTTCACAAGTAAAGGCCGTATCATCTACTGAGGATGCAGGTCGTTCAGAGGCACTATCCTTACTCGTTATGGATGAGGCAGCATTTATCGATAAGATTGATACAATATGGACTGCTGCACAAAGTACATTATCTACTGGTGGTCAATGTATTGCACTATCCACACCAAATGGTGTTGGTAATTGGTTTCATAAAACTTGGGTTGGTGCAGAAAATGGAACTAATGATTGGAATATGATAAAACTTCATTGGACGGTTCATCCTGAACGAGAACAAGATTGGAGAGATGAACAGGATAAGTTATTAGGACCAAGTGGAGCCGCACAAGAATGTGATTGTGACTTCATCACTTCTGGTCGTGGTGTTATTGATGCTAGAATTTTAGAAGAATATAAAAATACTTTAATTGAAAAACCAATCGAAAAAAGAGGAATGGATAGTAACTTGTGGATATACAGACAACCTAATTATACAAAGAATTATGTAGTTGCTGCTGATGTTGCTCGTGGTGATGGACAAGACTTTTCTGCATTTCATGTAATAGAAATAGAAAATATGGAACAAGTTGCAGAATACAAGGGAAAGATTTCTACCAAAGATTTTGGTAATTTATGTATGAATACTGCTATGGAGTATAACAACGCATTACTTGTTATTGAGAACTCAAGTATTGGTTGGGCAGCAATTCAACAAGTAATTGATAGGGAATACGAAAACCTATTTTATACAAGTAAAGATTTAAGGTATGTTGATGTCGCAAGACAAGTAACAAACCGATATAGAAATTCCGAAAGACAAATGGTTCCTGGATTCAGTATGACTATGAAAACAAGACCATTAGTAATCGCGAAATTAGAAGAATATTTTAGAGAAAAATCTATCATCGTTCATTCAGATAGATTAATCGATGAATTATTTGTATTTATTTATCATAATAATAGAGCTGAGGCTATGGAAGGGTACAATGATGACCTTACAATGAGTCTAGCAATAGGATTATGGGTAAGGGATACAGCACTTCGATTAAATGCCGAAGGAATGGCATTACAAAAAACAGTCTTAAATAAAATGTTAGATTATGAAGCAGTTTACACACCATCAGATAACAAAACAGATGATTGGGTGATGGAAACTGGAAATACAAAAGAAGATCTAACTTGGTTAGTAAAATAATAAGAGGATAAAATGGCACAAACAAGCTTAAGAGCAAGATTAACACGACTTTTTTCTACAAATGTAATCGTAAGACATGCAGGTGGTAGAAAGTTAAAGATTGCCGATACAGACAGAGTACAAAGTGCTCAGAAAAATAGTCTTGTAGATAGGTGGTCAAGACTACACACCAATATGAATACTGGTGGGTACGGGGCATCACAGGCAATTAGTTTTCAAGCCCAAAGATTGGCTTTATTTAGAGATTACGAAGAAATGGATAACGATGCTATCATATCAAGTGCGTTAGATATTTACTCTGATGAATCAACAATGAAAAATGAGTATGGTAAAGTATTAGATATTCAAACTGAAAATGAGAATATTCATGATATTCTACATAATTTATTTTATGATGTATTGAATATAGAATTTAATCTTTGGCCGTGGGTTCGTAACCTATGTAAGTATGGAGATTTTTATCTCTACTTAGATATAAAAGAAAAGTATGGAGTTACCAATGTAGTACCACTTTCAGCATATGATGTTACTCGTGTTGAGGGAGAAGATCCAGAAAATCCGTATAGAACAAAGTTTATTGTTGAGGATGGAGATTCGAGACATAGTTCTTCAATGAGTCAAAATAAGGAAATGGAAAATTTTGAAATTGCACATTTTCGTTTGTTATCAGATGCAAATTTTATACCATATGGTAAAGGTATGATAGAAGGTGGTCGTAAGATTTGGAAACAATTATCTCTTATGGAAGATGCTATGTTGATTCATAGAATTATGAGAGCACCAGAAAAGAGAGTGTTTAAGATTGACATTGGAAATATTCCACCCGCAGAAGTCGAAAATTTTATGCAAAAGATTGTTAATAAAATGAAAAAGGCTCCTGTCATAGATACCACAACTGGTGATTATAATTTAAAATACAACATACAAAATCTTACAGAAGATTTTTTCCTACCTGTTCGAGGTGGAGATAGTGGAACACAGATTGATAGTTTAGCAGGACTAACATATGAGGCAGTAGATGATATTGAATACCTAAGAAATAAATTAATGGCATCCCTAAAGATACCAAAGGCCTTTCTTGGTTATGATGAAGCCGCTGGTAGTAAGGCAACATTAGCAGCAGAAGATGTAAGGTTTGCAAGAACAATTGAAAGAATACAGAGAATCGTTACGAGTGAATTAACAAAGATTGCAATAGTTCATTTGTATTCACAAGGATATACAGATGCAGACCTTGTTGATTTTGAATTAAATTTAAAAAATCCATCTACGATTTACGAAGAAGAAAAGATTGAGTTGTGGAATAACAAACAGAGTCTTGCTTCAAGTCTAATGGATTCTAAAATAGCAGACACAGAGTGGATTTATGATAATGTGTTTAAATTTTCAGAAGAAGAAAAAGAAAAAGTCAGACTTGGATTACTAAAAGACCAAAAACGGAAATTTAGATGGTCACAGATTGAAATGGAAGGTAATGATCCTGTTCAAAGTGAAGAAGCAGTTGGAACTCAAGGGGCGATGATGAATAATATGGGTGATGGAGAAGGACAGAGATTTTCTGGACCTCAACCACCAGGAGCAAGAACAGGAAGAACAAGTCGTGAATTAGATATGGATATACCAGAAGATGGTTGGCCAGGAAGTGGTCGTCCAAAGGAAGGACCTAAACACACGAAGGATTCAAGTGTAAGAGGTCGTGATCCATTAGGTTCTCACGATAAGAGAAAAGGTAGTAGTGGTAGTCCAAAGTACGGACTTGCACTAGCTCACCTTGATAAATTAAAACAAGATTTAGGTAAAGTCAGTAAAGAAGAAGTAAAAATAATTACAGAAACTTCTGATGTAGAACAAGAATATAAGAATGAAGTATCATCGGGTAAAAGTGATACTTAAATGATGAATTATTAGAAGTTTTTATATTTATAGATGAAGAAATATACAATTTAGGAGCATGAATATGGCCCAACGTGTCAAACACTCGAAAATAAAGAATACAGGAATACTCTTTGAGTTAATATCTCGTCAAATCACCGTAGATATAATGAATGGTGATGAAAAGAGTAAATCAGTAGAAATGCTAAAAAAATTCTTTAATGAGAATACAGAACTTGGTAAAGAGAATCAACTCTATCAAGTTTTACTTAAAGAAAATTACAATTCTACCCGCAAGGCAGAAAAATTAGTAGAGGCTGTCTTAAAGTCAAGAGAAAAATTACAGAATAAAAGACTGCGTACTGAAAAATATAATCTTATTAGAGAGATTAAATCAAATTATAACGTAGAGGATTTTTTTAGAGCAAGAATACCTAATTATAAGGTTTATGCTTCTATATATAAATCATTTATTAGTGAAACTACACCAATATTTGATCCAGTAAATGAAGTTGAAAGTAACTTTTCTATCATAGAACACATTACTCGTAATAAAGTTAAGTCTAAAAATAAAGATAGTAAGGTCATTTCTGAATTTAAGAACGAAGATAAAGATTTAAGATTACTTTCTTATCAGTTAATGGTAGATAACTTCAACGGTAAGTATAAAAAGTTAAACTCTATGCAAAGAAATCTTCTAAAAGAGTACATTAATAACATTTCTAATACTAATTCTCTTAGAGAATTCGTAAATGGTGAAATTATAAAGGTAAAACAAATTCTAAGTAAGATTTTACCTAAAGTCTCAGATGATATCACAAAAATTAAATTATCGGAGGCTATAAATCAAGTAGACTCTATAACAAAAGGTAAGATAGTTAAGGATAAACAAGTTGTTGCACTAATGAGGTATTATGAACTTATAAAGGAGTTGAGGAATGTCGCGTCCTAACGGAGATACACTTCTTAATTTAATTCGTGAGTTAATTAAAAACGAATTGGATGAGGCAAATTCTACTGCAACAGCCGGTGGTGAATATCAAACACCACTTGCATTTAAAGGTGAGAAAAGAAAGGCGGGTAAGAAAAAGAAAAAGGCTGGATTTGATGGTGGACACCACGATCCGACCATCGGTACTGATAATTTCGAACCAGAGGACCCTAAGTTAAGAAAAGAATCGGTAGTAAGTGAAGAAAAGAAAAATTCTAATAATCTTTACTTAGAATTTACTGATGCTCTACAAGATTTCAATGACAAATGTATTAAGATAGCTGATAAAATCACTAAATTAAAAGGTGATAAGACCGATGGAAAAATTTTAATGAAAAATGTTAAAAAACATCTTATACCACTTAGTAAGTTAATGAATAGTTGGAACAGAGGAGCTCAAAGTAATCCACATTTAACTACTGAAGGTAGATATCACGCTTGGAGAAATGATAATACCTTAACACCCAAGCAAAAAATTGGAATGGCAATGAGAGAGACTCGTGATAATCTATCAGAGTTAGAACGAGTTGTCAAGTATAATGTAAAATTAAAAAATGAGTTAAATGTTGACTCAAGGTCATATTGGAAGAACACACATAAGGCTTTAAGTAAAATAAGTGAGAGATTAGTTAATTTAGCTAATAAGGTTGGACAACTACATTAAAGATTATGACATTCGAACAGAACAAAAAGTCTTTTATGGACTCTTTGTTCAGTATTTCAACGATGCTAAAGAGATGGCATACTGAAATACAGAGCAAAGATGTTGATAAAAACTATATGATTGAAAAGTTAACTGCGTGGATTAAAAAACTTGAAGAATTAAGACACGATATTATGATGAGGAAAGATAAGTGATAAAACTCAGAGATTTATTAACAGAGGCAAGTATTTCGGAAGAAATGGGAGAGCTAAAACTCTACATTGATAACGATTCGAGTATTTATAGACAAAGATACATGCCGATATTGAAAAACTTGTCAAAAAAGAAGAAAAAAGGTCAATATCGTAAAGGTTTAGCCCAAAAGGCATTCATGTATCTAATTGACGATGGTGCAAAACGATATGTTAGGTCATACGGTGGAAATCACTTAGATGTTTTCCCAAAAAGACAAAGAAAGCAGTTAGCAAAGGATTATGTAGAAGAATTTGAACAAATTTTTAAAAATCAAGAATATGATTTTATGAGATAGGAGATTAACGTGTCAAAATTTAAAAAAATAATTAAAGAAGATTGGTGGAGTGATTTAAGTCCTGAAGGACAGGCAAAATACTTAAAAAGTAATCCTAATTCGAAAAAAGCACAATCGGCAAAAAAGAAAAAGAAAGATGAACCATCTGCAGCACCAAGTTGGACTGCTGATGATATGGATTCTATTTTTGGAACAAGAAATCAAAGTGGTGGGGGATGGCAAAAACCTCGTAATGATGCTGATAGAGCAGCTGATGATGAAGCAGATGATATGAAAACTCAAGACGCACAAGATTCAAGAGATGCAGAAGATAAAAAAGATGCAGGTATAAAACCAATTAAAGACGATAAAGATACACAAAGAATGGGATCCAGTGTATTAAGTAAAATCGGTGGTACTCAAGATCCAGATAGATTAGAATTACAAGGTACACAAGAAGCAGATAATGGTCAAACTATTATTCAATGGAAAGACAAAGAAGATGGAATGATGGTGGGTGTAGATGCACAAGGTAACATTTATCAAGATGGTGATAGGCAAAATTATGGTATACAAGTTAGCACACAAAGTGATGTGTTTGGAGATGACCAAAATGCACAATTATTGTATAAACAAAAGAAAGCCCGTGAAACTGGAGGTACAGATCCATATACAGGTAAAAAATATGATAAACCAACTGGAAGAACTGGAAAAGAATTAGACCAAGAAACTCTTACAATAGATGGTAAAGAATATCGTAAAATCAATGAAAGTGTAGAATCAAAACCAAAATATCAATTTTCAGAATTCTACCAAAGATTAAAGAGATAGGAGTAATATAATGTCAAAACAATTAATAGTAGATTATTTACCTTTTGAGATTTCAAGAGAACAGATAAACGAATCAATTAAACAGAATAATGGTCGTTTAGTGGTTCATGGTGTATTGCAGAGGTCAGATGCTAAGAATCAAAATGGTAGAGTCTATCCACATGAGATTTTGGCAAGAGAATCGAGTAAGTATGATGAGGGTTTCATCAAACAGAAACGTGCAATGGGTGAGTTAGACCATCCTGAATCATCAGTAGTTAATTTACAGAATGTATCTCATAATATTACCGAAATGCATTGGGAAGGTAAGAACTTAGTCGGTACGGTCGAGGTTCTTGGAACACCAAGTGGTAATATATTAACAGAATTATTTAAAGCAGGTATTAAGTTGGGTATCAGTTCTCGTGGAATGGGTTCAGTTCAACCAATGAGTGAGGGTGATGGACAACAAGTAGGAGATGATTTCGAATTAATAGCTTTTGATTTCGTATCAAATCCATCCACACACGGAGCTTTCTTATATCCTATGAAAGAAAGTGTTGGAAACGAAATACCAATTACCGAAGGTAGAACCTGTGGTAAGTATTGTAAAGTTGAAAGTATTATAAACGACATAATTAGAGGAGAGTAAAATGGCCAAACTAACAAAATTAATAAGTGAGAGTAAAGTCCTCAAACGAGAGTTTGGTGAAGCACTTCCTACTTTCAGTAGTGTAATGAAAAAACACCAAGAGAATAAATTTAAAGAAGATTTAGATGCTGTCGGTAAAGAGGATGATGATGTGGATAACGATGGTGATTCAGATAAAACTGATGATTATCTAAAAAATCGTAGAAAAGTAGTTGCTAAAGCTATCAAGAAGGATTCTGTAAAAGAAGATGCAATTCGTAAGCTTGTTCGTAACGAAATTAAAAATATAGTAGAGGCTGATGAGTTTGACCAACCTGTACCTGCACAAATAGAAAGATATTTAAAGAAATTTCTTAACGCAGTACAAGGTGCTAGACTTAATCGTAGAAGGGTAACTGCAATACTTGGTCGTGTTGTTAAACAGCTAAATATAGAACCAAGTGAATTGATGAGATATGTTAGAAAAGTCAAAAAGGGATTATAATGAATAAAGCTGATACATTTAAAATGAACAAAAATTGGAGAAAGTTTAGACTTCAAACTAATGAAGAGCAAAAAACAGAATCTAAAATTAAATCCATTGTCAATTCAGTAAATGAACAAAATTTAAAGAACCTATCGGAAGAAGAATTAAATAAATTCTACACCGAGGTTAAAAAAATTATAAAATAATGAAAGATGGCCACCATACTTGACCATATAGTGGTGAAGAACATCCAGTTTGGATGAAACATGAGGAAGAACCTTTGGACGATTACAATAAGCGTATGAAAGAATACATTAATGATATAGTCAAACAAGAAATTGTTAATCTCGGTGAGGAAAAGAAACGAGATTACAAAAAAGAGTATGCTAAATATGGTTCATCCACCAAGGCTAAAAAATACAGAGCAGAATTAAATAAGTACAATCGTAAGAAAGGTACTTATGGAAATGGTGATGGTAAAGACGCTTCACACAAAGGGGGAAAGATAGTGGGATTTGAATCACAATCTAAAAATCGTGGTAGGGCTGAAAAGAGTCGTTTAAAGAAAGAAGGTATATCCGATAAGATGTCAGATATTATGTCCAAGTTGGCAAAATCATTAGGTGTTAAATCTGTTGTTAGTATGCACACAGGTAAAGGTAGTTTGAGTTACTTTATCGATGATAAGATGGAAGCTAAAAAATTATCACAGATGTTAAAGAAAACATTTAAAAGAGTGAGATTGATACCATTGGATAAATCAAAAGGTGATACTGCAAACTTTGTAGTGGCAGCAGATATGTTAGGATTTGAATCCATAAATGAATCAGAACAAGATAAGATAAAACAATATTTGATGAAAAAAGGTGATAATGAAAAAGACGCCACCGAAAAATTAAGATATTACGATATGGTTACAAAGATGTACAAGCAAGCCAACTCTACCAAAAAGGCCGAAATAATGTCATCATTATGGGCTAATGAAAATGTAGCACCTAATCACGATGGTAAATCAGCACCATATGGTAGTGGGTATGAAGAAATGGACGAAGGTAGGTCTATAAAAGAAAATCTAATACCATTTTACAAATACATGGGTGATTTCTACGGAAAAAAAGGTATTTATCCTGATAAGAAAGGTAGAGATTTGAAAGTTGGAGATATAAACAAAGCCCTTTCAGTTTATCTCAAAAAGTATTCAAATGACACTTTCACGGGCGATAGTATTGATAGAGAAAGAATCCGTGATATTCTAATCAAGATGAGAAAGTTAGATCCTGATTACTCTAAAAAAGAATCCGTAAACGAGGGTGTTAGTCAATCTCAGGCACAAGAGATAATGAAACAACTTGGTGGTAGAAAATTTGAAATGTTAATGGGTGTGAAATCAAAGGGTATCGGTAAAGATGGATTAATCCTACATATCGGTAGAAATTCAAAGAGAGTATCACACATCATTATTGATTTAGACAGAGGTAGAGATTTATACAACTTAACATTTGGAAAGATATACAAGTATCAATTCAAGGTCATAAAGAAACTTAAAGGTATATATGTAGACCAATTACATGATATGATTGAAAAGTATACTGGATTATACACAACATTTGGGAGTAGAAGATGAAAATATCAAGACTAAGAGAAATAATTAAAGAAGAAGTTCAAAGTGTTCTTACAGAGGGAACTCGTTGGTTGGTTGGTATTGAACAACCAAATGGTAAAATTCTATCTACATACGGACATTACGATGGTTATCCTGAATGGGCAGGTAAACACTTGAAAAAGTATTATAGAAATCCGGCAGTAGTAAAACAACTTTTAAAACTTGGAAGTGCAGGAATTTCTACAATTGGTAAGAAGATTAAAGGAAGTAAAGACCATTCATTTGAAAAACCTGAAAAAGATGTAACCGTATTTTATGGTAGAGATAGAGGTGAAAAGGGTAGAATGACAAGTAATTGGAGAAACAGAGACGCTGTAAAATTTGATAGTGGTGAGGAATATGCTTATATCTACAATATGAAAGAGAAGAAATGGTATTACAAATCACGATATTCAAACCCAAGAGATTGGACGGAGTTAAGATAGTGAAAAAATTAAAAGAAATATTACACGAGAGTAAGTACCTTAAAAGAGAGTTTGGTGATAAATTACCGACATTGAATAGTGTGACGAAACAACATCAAGATTCTAAAGAGCCAATTAACGAATCTAAACTTCCTCAGTTTGGAAAACTAAGTGATGTATCCGATTATCACCGTAAGTGGGGAGATATGTTTAACGAGTTAGAAAGATTTAGAGATTACGGCCCAACAGAATCCGATATGTATGATTGGAATGATAGAAGTCATTACAACAATGTAACAAAAGAATTTCACGCTCATATGGATAAGGTAGGTAAGAAACTCAATTCCGCATTAAGAGATATGGAAAATTCTTGGAAGGTGTGGGATACAATTTTAAAGAAACATCGTAAGAAAGACAAATAATTAGGAGAAAGTAATGGCAAAATTAGATGCATATTTAAACTTAGATTCAGCAACTGGAAGTTTATGGACACATTATGATGGGGCAAAGTTCAATCAGTTAACTGGTTCAGCATTAGATACACAATTAGGATCATATGGGGCATTTGTATCAAATTCCGTCTATACTGGTCAGTATTCAGCATCAGATGGTTGGTCAGATACAAACAAGCAAAAATTAGCAGAATGGTGTAGTGAAACTGATTTAGTAACTTGGACACATAAAAATAATATTAGAGGTGTAACACCACCAGCAGTACCAAGATATCAAGAAGCACACACAGCTTCGATATGGTTAGAGAGCTGGGATAATAACGATAATGTATAATTAGATGCCTTTTAAATCTGAAAAACAAAGAAGATGGATGCACGCTAACAAACCTAAAATGGCTAAAAAGTGGGAAAAAGAGGAGGCTCTAAAGGAAAAGATTCGTGGTATTATTAAACGAGAATTAGAGGCAACAAATTCTTCTGCAATACCAGTTTATAAAACACCTATGGCATTTAAAAAATCTACATTTAAGGCAATTGGTATAGATGATGAAGATGATAGTGATGAATTATTAGGTGGGTTAAAGGATGTAAGAAAGAAAAACTCTAAGAAAGATAAAGAACAAAAAAAGATGAAAGAAATAAAAGACCACGAAGGTAAGATGGCAAAATCACAATTGGAAAGATCTATGAAGTATTCTAAGATGATTTACAATATGATACAGAATGTCGATAAGGGTAAGGGAGTTGAGTTTCCAGCTTGGGTTCAATCCAAACTAACTAAGGCAGAAGATTACTTACAGAGTGTTTTTAATTATTTAGATGGTAAAGACGGATTAGAGGATAAATTTCAAGAGGGTGTAACCATAAAAACAATTGTAGAGGGTGTTAGAGTAAGAAATGGTGAATCAG